GTCTGTGTGGTGGTGATCGATGGATCAACTGCGGCCCAGTCGGTGCCGTTCGCGCTGTCTTGCAGAGCGTAGGTTACGACTTTGGCGTCGGTGATACCAGCGGCAGCAGGAGCAGACAACTCGAAAACGACTTTCTCAATGTCGCCACCGATTGCTTGCTCAAGATCGAATGCAGCAGTGTTTGCTCCGGCCTGCGCGATGGCGACCGTCGAAACATAGTTTGCATCTTGGAGATTGCGGTTAAATTCAAAGCTCATAGTGATTTGATGTTAGCGGTTAGTTGAGGGTTTCGTTGTCAGCGATCGAATCAGTGATGATGATCGGCACGCCGAAGGATTCGGTCGGAACACCCGGAAGGATGCCGTTGAAAGCCTCCTGCTTGGTGTTTGGCGCAGTTGTGCGGCTGACCTGCAACTGGAACGCCGAACGGCGCGACATGAGCAAGTGAGTGGGGCGCTCGCCAACGGGGAATTTGCTGAGAAGCTCGGCGATCTTGGCGTCGGTGCAACCTTTACCGCTGTCTGCGGTCAAATCGCGCAAGCGACCGACGGCATACTTGTTGACACACTGGAATCCGATCCAAGCGGTCAAGTCAGCGATCATGGCAGCAAAGCGTTTGCCGTTTGCGTCGGTGGCGTCACCTTCGCGGAAAGCCGAAAGATCGAACGTGGTGCCGTTGCCGTAAACGTATTGTACGCCGGTATTGCCGGCCTTGATGGCGTAAACGGAAGAACCAGTGCCTGCGGTAGTGCCGCCTGCATCAACAACGAGCTCGGAGCCAAACTCACTAATGAGAGTTTGAAGACCGGCGAAGCCTTTGGAGCTTGCGGAGTCACCGTAGATTGTCTGCGTGCCGACTGCGCTCATAGCTGCGCGCATCACGCCGACAGCTTCGATGGCTTGCAGAGCCTCTGGGCCGTCTTCGTAAGCGCGTGCGATAGCCTTGTCGACTTCGATGCGGGACGAAAGAATGAAGCACTCAACGAGACGTTCAGTGAAGTTCGATTTGGAAGCGTCCGTGCCTTCATTCGCGGCGCGGAAACCAACAGCAGGGCGGCTGTTACGAGTCACCGTCTTGTAGGAAGTGCCAGCGATCGTCCGAGCGGGGATCGTGGTAACTTCGGGCGAAGCGGTGGCGACTTCCTCGATCAAGCCCACAATCGGATCGTGTCCGTTGAGCTTGGCAAGGTCTAGCAATGTCAGGTTGTTAGGCATGTTTGTTTGGTGTTAGGATTCTTGGGATTGAGCTTTGAAAGCAGCCTCGACTTTTTCGATGCCTTTCAAGCTCGCTGTGGGAGATTGTTCTGCGCGTTTTTTGATGACGGGCGTTGTCAGGTCTTTGCCGGGGATGGCACGCAAAGCGTGAACGGCCTCGGGATTCGCTTTGATGGACGATTTCCAGAAGCTCACGGTCTGCTCGTCTTGCGGAGCGATGCGACCAGCTTGCACGGCCTCAGCGATCACGCTTTCGATTTCTGCGTCCCGGTGGGATTCGAGCGATTGCTTCAAGCCGTCATTTTCTTGGCGAAGCGCAGCGATTGTGCTGTTGGCTTCGACGAGAGCGGATTCGGCAGCGACGCGTGCGGCCATGACCTCGTCTTGGTTTGGCGCTTCGATCACCGTCTTTTCTTCGGCTTTCTTTTTCAGTTCGCCAACGTAAGCCTTGGCGGATTCCAGAGCGTTCTCGGGCTCTACGTCATTGGACACCAGACCGAGTTCGATCAGTGCTTCTAGCAGTTCTTTCATAGTTTCAAGTGTGGAGTTGGCCGCAATGCGCGGGATGGATTGGAAAGCGGGATCATTGACAAGCGAGCCGATCTCGCCGTTGTCAGGAAGGCCGATGGGTTTGTTGTCCTTGCCGAGCAGGAAGGTTGGCGAAAAATACGAATAGGTTTTGCCCTCGATGGCCTCCTTGCCTGCGCTTGTCCATTCGACATCGAGCACCAAGCCGAGGCCGTCCTCGTAGCGGAACTCGAGCGGGATAAACGACGCTGGGCCGGGTTTGTGATCGAAGCCGGCAAATGGACGCACGTTTTGTGATTGGCGATCGGTAAGATCCTGCGCGAAATAGGCCAAGCATTCCGAGTCGACCGAAACGTCGAGCTTTGCAGGCTGGCCGTTCTTGGTGGCCGTGATTTGATGATTGCCCTCAGGCAAGTAGACGATGCTCTGCACTCCGTTCTCTACGGATTGCACGAAAGCAGCAGACACTTTAGAATCAACCATTGATCGGATCATTGCACGAAATCGCTCAGACGCATAATCAATTTTTATTCATTTTTCCATGAAGGCGATGATTTCTCGCAGCGCCGCATCCATGAATGCTTTTACATAGCCTTGCTCTGGTGGCAGCGCGTTCGGCGTTGGCTTTTGATTCACTGACTTTCGCAGCGCGAAAACCGCGCGGAATCCCTGCGGCGTTTCAGCGCTTTCTGCCAGCACGTTCTTCACGCGGAACAATGGCGAAATCTTGCGGGAATACTCGCGCGCCGTCATTCCGTGCGCTTCCGGCACGATCGGGATTGTCAGCGACTTCTTGCGCTTGGCACGGATCACGCCGCCGGTGATCTTGTGGGAAAATCCGATTGCAGAGTTGCGCAGCGTTGCGCCGTTTGCAGCGATCGATGACACGAACCAGCCGTTCGCGATGCCTCGCCACCATTGCGTGACCTTCCTGCCGGGGCCGTGCGTAGGCGCCGAGGGGTTGACCCAAAGGTCACGGCCGCGGAGCCGGTAGTATTCCGTTACGACCGATCGCGCAGCTTCCGCTCCGGCTGTGATGCCTGCTTTTTTCGCTTCGGGATCAGCCAGGCGGATCAGCGACGTTTTGACCTTGTCGGCGCCTGCGGTGGTGACGTCGATTTTGATGAATGATTTGCCGATGTTCATAGGTTTTCTTCCAGTGCTTTGGTGATTGCTAGGCCGATCTCATCCTCGAGGGAATCGATCAGCGCCTGCCGGTCGAGCAGGTAATACAGCGCCGGGATGCGTTGGATCAGCGCCTCAACCTCTTGCGCAAAGGCGCCAATCGTCATCCGATGCGATTTGTCGATGAGGTCAGCAAGCTCCCGGTCAATAGGCGAGAGCCATTGCTTAGCCACGGTCGAGAGTTCCTTGTCGGTAATCATTTCCAACTAGCTGTTGCGCGTTTCACGAATTCATAGCCATAATCACCGCCGTAGGCATGCCACTCCTGCCATGATGCCCCTTGCGCGTTGAAGTCATCATCATCACGATTCTTCTGCGCTTCCTCGAAAAACGACAACATGCGTGAAGCCATTACTTTGGTCAGCGGTTTACGATCAGCAATGTCGCGCGCTTTGGAAAGCATGGCCGCGGTCATTCCGCGTTCGCTCTTTGGCTTTTCCCGGCGAACTTGCAAAGCGAGCTGCGCGGCCTCGGCCATGTCTTCGGTCGGGATCAGCTCATCAACCGGAGGCGGCGCAATCTGCGCAGGATCTCCGACGAGCTTTTCTCCGTCGGTCGGCATAGGGATTTGCAGCGTTTCGTAAGCATACTCGCGCGGAACCTCGATGCCAATTTCCTTGATGATCTTCATGCGCTCAGCCTGCGCCTTCTGGTCTTGCTTCTCAGGAATAACGATCTTGGTATAAGGCATGTCCTCAGCGGGAACGTAACCGAAATTCAAGCGCACGATCGATGGGATGAGCTGATTGGTGAAGATGTTGGCGACCCATGAGGCGACGCTTTGGATGATCTCGACCCTGATGCCTTCGTGAACGTCGCCAAGAGCTCGGCTTCCGCTATCGCCAACGTCGCTGGTAAGCGTTTGGCCCAAGAAAAGAATGTCACACGCACGGTCAGCGACATCCATTAGATGTGATTGCGGCATAGCGCTTGCGCTGCCGGAAACGCCCTCGACGATGTTGAGTTTCACGCCTTCGCCTGTTACGGCGTAACCGCTGCTGCCGATGCTTTCAAGCATTTCCTCGGCGCGCATCATCGCTTGATCGCTGCCGTCGGTTTCGACATGGCGCCAAGGGATCGCGAATAGTTGAGCGTATTGCATCAACCAGCCCATGCCATAGACTGCGCCGAGCCAGTGTTTTGTCAGCGAGCGCAGGTTGGCGCAATGGATCGGATGAGCGCCGCCTTGCTGCCAGACGCCGATCAGGAAACGATCGTCGGGGAAGTCCTCGAGAACGCTGTTGTTTACGCCGTCCTTGGCTAGCATGAGCCGGTCAACCTGGTTGCCGTCTGTCGGATAGGAAAGATACTTCGCCGGGGTTGGAGCGTAGCAGCGCGGCGAAATGATGCCGTTTTGAACGTGCCAAATCACCTCGAGAACGCTGATGCCTTTTCCATACGCATCGATGAGCGCCTTGATTGCGCCTTCCTTGTCGAGCTCCCAAGCCTGCGGTGCTGGCGCATACGATTCGAGCGCGCGCTTGACGATGGCCGTGATCTGCTGCGCTCTGGCGCTTGGCTCCGTTTCTCCTTCCCGGATCGGTGCCATGATTTCCACCGGAAGCCGGGCCACGGCTCCTGCGACCTCATTGAGATTCTTGCGCAGGCGATACCAAGTGTCGATCATCAGGCGGAACAAACGGTCTTGATCTTCAAGCCTGCCAGTGCGCACGTTGCGCAGGATCGAGCGCACTTGCTCTGGAGTGACGTTGGATAAATCGAAATCATTGGTGCGATAGCGCGCAGGCAATGGCGCGACTACGTTTTGAAGCGACGACGGTGTCTTCTTTTTTGCTGCCATGCGAACCGATTAGCGCGCATTTTTGATCAGGTCAAGACTATTTTGAAACAGTTTGAAACACTTGCGCATCAAATCGCGTTGAAACGCTTGATCGACTTACTGGC